CCACTCTCTAATATGCTCTTTAGTAATCTCTATTGCTTTATCTATATCAACGCCCACAATATCATCAAAAGTCCAAGCATTACGAAATATGCGACTCTCAGGCAAGGTATTTACCTTTTTATGCTCTGTACCCTTTGGCACTACCTTTGGGTCATTACCACTATTGACTGCTAGAACTCCGTTTTCTTGTTTCCAAATAATCATGGGTTGCCTCCGAATACTACAACATTAATATCTGATGGGTCGTAAGCACTACTAGTGACGTATTTTGAAACAATAGTAAAATCATCTAACGTCTTAGAAACTACACTTGTATCGCAATTCAAAGTCCCAAAATTAGGATAACCATTTGATACTACGACATAATTCGTATCTGTCATAGGGTTTGTAAAGTTAATCGTGTAATTGCCCGTACTATTGTCCGTAATAGATTCTACGTTGTAATCTGCATCTATTGATGGTGTTCCTGTACCTGAGAAATTAACCCATGCTGTCGGAACATTTAAATTCTGAATCGTGATTTTCTTAGTAACGCCACCATCGTTAATTGCTAATTCCTCAGCACCATCTGTGACGGTTAATTCTGTTAATTCACTTATTTTTACATTTGCCATAATTTATCCTTTACCACATTACTATTACACAACCTTTCTTACCCGCGGAAGAGCCATACGATGAGCTTGTTCCATCATCATGCGCATTTAATCCCGCGTTACCCGAGTTAGTGGGTAGCATGGCTTGTTCCCAATATCTAGTGCCATCTGCTCCTGAATCAGCCCTTGTGCCTTTTTTACCACCATCAGCAGTTAACGACCCAAACTTAGAGTCGCCACCATCTCCACCATCGATGTTACCTGTGCCTGTACACTCTTTACACCCTGCGTCACCAACCGTGACAGTGACATTTGCGGAAACATTAACCGTGGTTAAACCAATCATATCGCCTCTATCGGGTTCGGTTTGCCCCGAACCACCCTCGCCACCATATGCTTTGCTACCACCACCACCACCACCAACAAGAATAACATTAACCTTACTCGGACTACCTGCGTTAGCCCAATTCCAAGTAACAGAGCCTACGGTAGTGTAAACCTTAATGCCCGATGCTGTTATGCCTGATAAAGCAGAACCATCACCTCTGAATTTACCACTACCATGGAGGGTTAAATCACCGTCTGATTCAAGAGTTAACCTAGTTGTTCCACCGCCACTCACACCACTATGATGTCCAAATTGCATATGTTCACCATCAGGAACAGCATAGTCTAATTCAGTAGTTCCTTTATTTCTTGACATAACTGATGGAAAGCCTGTTAGGGTATCACCTAAATCAATCTCTGCTTTAGGGTCTGTTGTGTTATTACCAAATTGTCCACCTGAAGTAACAATATCATTACTAACAACAACCTTAGTACCTCTAAAATCACCTGTGCCTAAGTTAATATCTTTGTTGGCATCGGTAATAACAACTTTATTAGCACTCGCAGTGCTTGTGGCGAGGTATAACTTGTTTAATTCTTCATCAGAAGTATTAACAGTATCATTTATATTTGGAAAAACTGAAGCTAACATTAAGCCAAGATTTTGCGTATCTAAAGCACCAACAATATCCCAACCTGTATTGCCACTGTTTCTTAACTTGAGTTGATTGGCTGAAGTGTCAGCCCAAAGCTGAAAAGCATATTTTGTGCTAGGCTCTGTATCATCTGAATTTTGTGAAACTACCGCCTGTAATAAAGTATTTATGTCAGCTCTTACTGCTGAACCTGAACCGTTATCAATTATATAATCATGTTGTGCCATTTAATCTGCTCTCCCGTATCCTGTTGCTATCCAATTTATATTCCCCGCTATACTTGCATCTGCGCTATTATAAATCTGTATAGTGAAACCATCACTATCGTCATTATATAACGAATATCTATCACCGCTTAAAAGATTTCTAGCAGTTATTCCAACCATTGGTTCATTTTTAAATGCGTTATCGTATGCAATAATCAATCCGCCTATTGGCACTGTCACATCACTATCTTTTTCATTTCTGTCAGGCATATCAACATTTACTGCTAAATTAGTCACTTCAATATTTCGCATTGGGTCACCTGATGTTAATATAAGTCTAAATTCATAACCTCTAGCGTTGTAGTCACCAACCATGATTGGCGACCAATCATCCCAATCATCTAATGATGGGTCAACATTTGTGGTTCTGATTTGAAGTTGTGCCGTTGTAGAGTCTGAAGGTTCTCCATCAAAGTTACCCCAATCATCTATATCGGTAGTACGGTCATCTAACAAATCAGTAGAAACAACTCCACTCGCCTGTAAGTTTGAGGTAACTCTTGACGTATATACTGAACCCAAATCAACTGAATTATCAAAATAATAAGTTCCTGATGAAGCTGTTCCTGCCTCTGCTAAAACCTCTCGTGTAATTTGGTTAAAATTAGTATTAACCTCAGAAATACTTATTTTTAGGGTTGCTGTGTTTCCAATCCTACCGAAGCCGTACACATTCCCACCTAAAGAGGTAAATGTAGTCGTGATAGTTTGATTACCTGCGCTTTCAATGGCTGAAGTGCTAAGGTTAAGTCCTGAAATGCCAACAGTTCCCGTCCCTGTGTAATCACTAATTGTTAATGTTATATCGTATTCAACACCATCTTCTAAATCAGCTACGGTAATAAAATCTAAAGTGTCACCTGTACCATCCCACTCAACAGATGTTGTATCAATCTCATTCCAACCTGTATTTGCAGATGCGGTTGTGATATTAACCATCTCTTGCCATTCTGCAATAATAATATCATTATCTTCGGTAAGCAGACTGTTTTGCCCTGCAATAGAATCAAGTTTAATAATTGCCCCTGTTTTAACGACACTCTCCATCACTCCATTAAACGCAGGGTGTTCAGTTATGGTTTCAACAACATTAAAATCTAAAATGTTTGGTACGGTAGTTATTGACTTAACAAAATCCGTAGAGAAATTACCTGCACTATCAATGGTTTTTGCTAGGTAAGTTCCTGACAATAACGGCAATACTACGTTAGTCGCATTTCCTGCTAACGCTTCACCAATATCTGTACCACTATCCCAAGTTGCACCACTCACAGACGGAGTGTGGCGTATTCTAATATTTCCACCGTGTAGAACATCAATAACTGAAGATTTTGACCATTGAATATGTGCAGAACCGTCAAGCGCCCTGATACTAAAATTATCAATGACGGCAGGTGGCGTTGTTAGACCTGCAAAACCTAGAGCGCCTGTGTACGCCCACCTAGAACGAACACCATTAGTATTAACTGAGCGAACTCTAAATTCATAGTTACCTGCTTTCAGATTGACAATCTGAGCATGATTGTTTTTAGTCGTTGTTACAAACTCCCAAACCTGACCTATCTCTCTGTATTCAACTTCAAACTTTTTAACAAAAGCATCAGACGGTGACGACCAAGATAAATTTGCTTTAATTTGCGCACCTTGTGACGTGTTTGTAACGTACATTTCCTCATAGGCAGTTAGTGAGGTTGGTGGAGTTGACCTAGTAGAATCAGGCAGATTTGTGTTTGGTGAAGAGTCACTTACACCGATAACACCGTAATCGTAAACTGTCGTATCATATTCTAAAACAGAAACACGGACTTCATCATTATTCTGAAGAACCATTTTCATTATTCTGAATTTCTTACCTTGTCCTGCGTTAAGCGTATCCCAAGCAGGGGTCTTGTGCTTGATAAACACAACATCACCAACCTCAGCCCTCAACGCATCAATGGTAGCTGTAAATTCTACTTTAACTTGTTGACGTGATTGATTGATAAAAATAGTGCTTATCATCTTTGCACGGTCAATATCAGTAGTGAACGGCAAGTCTAGCGTTCGCTCTAGTAATAAACCATTATCTAAAGTTCTCAAAGCTGTAGATTCAACAACTGCAATATCAGGTTGCCAATTTCTATCAGGATTAATAAAGTTAGTTCTAATTCTGTTAAATTGTGAGTTCTTATCGCCCATTGCGATAGACCATGCACCAACAATATTATCTTCGCTAAACGTAAAACCTGCTGACTCAATCTTATCAATAATAAGTTTATACTTACCACCACTAAAGATTAAAAACCCTTTGCATGAAGTCAACAGACTTCTAATAACATCCATTGAGCCTGTTTCTGTATTTACGATACCGTTACAAGTGTATCGTGTTTTGGCAGTGTTTCCAATAATAACCGAAGTATCACAATAGTTAGCACTTGCAATAAAACTTGTATCATCAATTAATGCAGTATCAATCCCACGCCCGTATCTGCTGTTAGTCAAATAATCTCTAATACACAAAGCAGGATTATCACTAAAAGTCGTATTGGTTGAGCGTGGGTCGTAAACTTTTACACCTTTTATCTCTGCTGTGATTGTTGGCAGTCCTTGAGGGTAGGAATCTACATCGTATTCTAATTGAGCATACAGATAGGCAGTACCTCTTAACCTATGTAACGAAGTCCAATTGTCTACTCTTCCTCTTAATGTGCCGTTTCCTAGTTGGTCATCTGCGCCTGTATGCTTATGAATTTCTAAAACATCGTCAAACCTCTCGTCAGTAGAGATAACATCATTGATATAAATATTTTCAAATGAGTTAATCTCACCCTCTGACATAGCAATAATAACGTGTAAAAATTGATTCTTACTACCTGTTGCTTCAAGATAAACTCGCGTTCCGCCTACTTTTCTATATCCATAAATAACAGGTAGGGAGGCATTGTTCGAGGCTTTATTGACCATAACGCCTTGGTCTTCTGCGGTGGCTTGTTTTGGTGCTAAAGCGGAGGCTACTACCATTCCTGCAATTCCACTCATAACAGCAATTTGACCTGCGGTGTACATGGCAGTTGTTACGAGAGTAGCACTTGTGACTGTTAATGTGGCAAGATATGCTGATGTCGCCTGTGAAGCCATCATAGCGCCAATACTTACACCCATGTCATTGCCTCCGTCATATTTGGTATTTGACTAATTGCTATAATCTCAACGCCTGTTTCTTGAGTTATGATTGCCACTTTAGAGCCTAAGCAAACACCAACTGAACGCCACTTTTTCTCATGGGCTAACTTCTGCTCCATAATAATTACATCACCAACTGTCATTAGTTGGTAGTTGATTTTCTTGTAGCCATAACGGATTAGGTGGGTAACAATATCGCCATTCTTTCTTGCGTATTTATAGGCTGATTTTTGGTCATGCCATAACCCTTTCATTTGCTCTTGATAATCAGTGCCTTGAATAATATCAATAGCACCTAAAGTGAACAACGGACAATCATGCTCACCGAACTTAAATTCTTTACCTATGTTTAATTCTACATATTCATGTAGCCTAATTTCTATTTCAGGAATCATGCTTTGCCCCATGTCATATCTTTAACAATTTCAGATGCAAACTCAAAACCTTTATCGTTTGGGAAGTGTATTTGTTGCTCCTCATGGTTTGTGTGTCTGCCTGTCTTACGAGCAAAGTCAACCCAAGCATTAGTGCAAGATACTGAAACTGTGGACTCTCCACTAGAAGGGTTTTCATTAATTGTCGGTTGGTTCATTCTGCCTTCAAAAATTATCACGGGGTCAGATATTAAATCAAAAGCATCATCTACAAAGCCTGTCCAAATCTTAACCTTTCTATCAATAAAGTTTTCATTTAATACGTTACTAATCCACACTTGGTCAACGCCTGATAGCGACAAAGTAACATTCGAAACGATAATATCGGCTGTTTCTTCAATATCAGAAAAACCCATATAATTACCAACTGCTTGGTATTCATCACCTGCAAAAGTAATAGCCTTGAAACTGTCAGTCATAAATACTGAACCACTATCAAAATCAACCTCAACCAAATGTACAGGTCTATTTTGCGCTTTAACTAATTCAGCCTGAAACGCAGGTGTTGAACCTCTGTCCATTAGACAACCTCAACCAAACTCATACCCCATGAAGTTCGACCATTTGTTGCAACATCCATTGTCTGAGTGTCGCCATCAAAAGCCACTGTAAACTCCACATCTGTGTAACTTATAACTATTCCTGCATAAACATCTTCTAACAATGGTGGCTCTATCTTTATTGCTGTTGTCGTACCTGCATCTGCTTCTACAATAATATAAACCTTATCATTCGTAGCAAACTTGATGTAATCACCTGCGTTTAATTGCGTACCGCTATCAATACCTGTAATTGAGATGTCTGTAGCACCTGCTCCGTAAACTGAACCCGTCACGATAGTGCCACTTGCAGTACCGCTTGAATCTTTATAAATCTCAGGTCTAAAAGTAAAGGTTTCAAATTGACCTTTCCTGTTATTAGCAAACGCCCACAATGGGGCAAACTCACTTCTTGACATAGATGGAAATGAAACTTCCATTAGCCATCTTTGAGCGCCTCTTTGTCTTACCTGTCTTTTAAGGGAATGAGTAACACTAACCAAATTAGGAGTAATACTAGTTATGCTTATTGAACTCGGCTTTACTGTTTCGGGAAAAATCATATTGCTACCTGTTGACCATTTCTGTTAAATGCCTGTCTTACTACTCCAACAATCGTTTGAGCGTTCTCAGCGATAACCATTTGGGCTGTACGAGGGTCTAAAGCATTAACTTGAGGTGAATAATTTACAATCACTGTTTGTCCTTGGCTTTGCCCTTTCGTGTGGTCAACTACTGTTTCGTTAGGGTGTAGTATAGCATTAAAACCACCCTTACCATCAACACCACCTGAACGACCACCTGAACCTGTAAAACCACCACCTGCAAAACTTGTGTCAGAACGGGCTATAGTGTTTAAGTCAACTTGACCTGCAGGGAATAGACCCTCTTTACCAAATAACATTGATGACAATCCTTGAGCCATAGGTCGTGCAATATTAATCTTTATAATTTCTGACATGACAGTTGCCATGACACTTTTAACTAAGTCACCAAAGTCACCGATACCTTTAGACATATTCATAATAGCGCTTGTAATAGTGCCTTCCATTGAATCTGCCATGGACTTAACGTAGTCGTTTATTTTAAAATCCTTTAAACGGTTTTGAGCATTTTCGTAAGCAGTTGTCAACTCATCTAATAACTTAATCTTGTCCTTATTATTTTCATCGCCTTTCTTGAAAGAGCCGTTTATCTTTTCTAATTCTTTTTCATAACTTCTAGTTAATTGCATTACATCTGTTACCTCTACACCAACATCTTTTATTGATTCAGCGTAGGCTATAACAGACCCCTTTAATTTATCTATTAATTTTTTAGATGTTTCTATTGCCGTAGGCTCGGGCGTGTAAATTGGGTCAGATGGTGTGTTATCTTCTTTCTTTGTTGGGGGTAAAAATACACCATTAAGTGCAAGAGGGTGTTCGTTTATCTTATCCTGTAAGTCTGCTTTTCTCGCCTGTAAGTCTTCCATGAACTGTGATGGGTCTGCAAGAGAACCTGAGAAAACTATTTTTTGTACCCAATTCCAATCTAGTTTATCTATGGCTTTTTGAGTGTTTGCTATTTGACCATCTAAATAAGCCATTTGGTCTGTTAGTTGTGTAGGCGTGTAATCCATTAGCCCAACTTCCTGAAGTATTGCTTTTAATTCTTCTGCATAACCAATCATGGCTATAAGAGCAACCTTACCGACTTTTCCACCAAATACAGCAAACACTATACCTGCTGTCTTAATGTGTTCGGGCAATCCGTTGTAGTGGACTACAGCCTCTTTTATTCCTTTTGCTACGGAAGTAACGCTTTTACCTAAATCTTTAGCACCTTTTTGGACACTAGGGCTTTTTAGCCATGCTGTCAATTCTTTAACCTGTGTTTTTGTACTTCCAAACACACCTTCTTTCATAAATGAAAGTTGTAAATTATCCCAAGCATCGCCCATCATGGAAACTTGACCTGTAAAGGTCTTTGCCATCTCGGCAGTAGCACCCTTTATGGTTGTTGTACCATCTCTAAAAGCATCAAAGAATCTCTTCTTGGTTTCATAAGCGGTATATTGAACTCCGTCAAGGAAGCCAAGCATATTCTTTACACCTTTTTCCCTAAATAGTTCTGATGCAGCGATACCGCCTTCCATCGCTCTAAGTAGGTTTTGTGCTACAACTTCAAAGTCAGCACCTGTTACGGTGGCTATATCACCCGTCATTTCCAATAACTCGTTTAACTCTTCTGTATCATTTGCTACAATTTGTAAGGCAGGTGATGCCTTTTGTATTTCTTTTAGAGTAAACGGGGCTTTTTTGGCGAATTTAGTTAGTGCTTCAAAGGCTTTGGCTGCTTTTTTAGTATCGCCCGTTAAGAATACTAACTGTACTCTGAGGTTTTCTATACTTGAAGCATAGTTTAATGCGGATTTTAATACCATTCCTCCGCCAAGACCAACCATAGCGCCTTGCAAAGAAAATATACTCTGCTTTGCTTTTGTCGCAATTGCAGATATTCTTCTTATTCCCGCCTGTGCTTTTTTAACACCTGCGGTACTTACCTTAATCCCTAGATGGGCTGTTTCTTTAGTTGCCATTCTGTTCCTCTAAATTAAAGTAAGCTATCCACCCATGGAACTCATCAATTGTCATTAAGTCTATTTCATATATGCACTTATGTAAGCGAACACCGAGAGCATATTTTGCGTGGAATTCGTGGTCGCCTGTTAGTTTCCCTCTTGTTCCTCAACGGTTTGGGATATAGATATTTCGCCTACAATTCTTGAAATTACATCGGGGTCAACCTTATTCATCAAGTTGTTTTTCTGCGATATATCAAACATCTTAGAGCCTTCTTTATCTAATGCTTTAAGAATAAGTGTTCTAACCATGAATTCAAAATCATCACCTTTTGCGAATTTCCAAAGTGTTTTCTTTTCGCCTAACGTAAAAGGAGTGGAATATATAA